ACCGACGAGACCGGGCGCACGGTCATTGCCGACATCAAAACGTGCGAGGACGCCCGCGAGTTTCCGCGAGACGCTCGCAAGTGGGGCTATCACCGGCAGGCGGCCTGGTATCTCGACCTCCTCGGGGCCTCCGCGTTCCTTTTCGTGGCCGTTGAGAAAACCGCGCCCTATGGCATCCGGGTTTTTCAGCTCGACGAGGAGAGCTTAGAGCGTGGCCGGGAGATTTACCGGGACAACCTACGAACCCTCCGCGAATGCACGGGCTCGGCAAAATGGTCGGGCTACTCGGACGAGATTCAGCCTTTGACGATCCGCCCGTGGAAGGAGGCCCAATGAGAGAGGTTCTCGCCATCCTCAACGACCGAATCACGGTCAACTCGATCAACGGGAAGGCCGAGGCCGTGAGCGCCTTGTCGGAACTCCGCGAGGCGATCCTCGGGCCGATCCAAAAAGCCGAGCGCGACATCTTCAAGGCACTGACGCGCCTTGAACTCATAGAGGAGGCCCGGGAGGGCTGGGCCGGTTACGAGAAGCGCCAAGCGAAGGAGGAACTCCACGCCATCCGCCAAACACTGAGCGCATGAAGAAACCACGCAAAACCAGCGACGTACCCGGCAAGGCATCGCTCCAAAGCATGAAAGACGCCCTCGCCGCCTACATGGACAAGCGGGGCATGAGATCCGCCCGGGAGAAGGCCTATGTCGAGCGGATCAAGCAGGGCGTGAAACGACGCCAAGCCGCGACAAAACCCGAGACAAAACCAACGACACGCAAAACAGCAAAATGAGAAAGAACCATCTGATCGAACAGCTTCGGGAGCATATGATTGCAGACCTAGAGGCAGCAATCGGGGAGCAGGAGGAGGAAATCCTAAGGGCCATCACACGCGCCGCTGATGCGCGCTCGGACTCGGAGGAGCCGCTGAAATTTTCAGTGAGCCTCCGGGGCGTGCTCAACCTAGACAAAGACGAGGTGGAAACGGCCTTTTCCTTTTCGACTAGGACAGCCGTAAAGGCAAAGCACCCGCTCGAAGACCCGGACCAGCGAAAGCTGCCGCTGGAAGGCGTCTCTGTGTCGCTGAGCACGACCGGCCCGAACGGTGAGTTTTCCGCCCCCGTGACGGCACCGGCGGACAGCCTCGGCAAGATGCGCGCAAAGGTTGAGCAGACACTCTCCGACGGCGGATTTAGGCAAGGAACCGACGGGGTTTACAGGAAGGAGGGCGGGGAATGAGCGAGGACCGCGTGCAAATCATCTGGCCGGAGGCGCTCAAAATATGGATGGAGCGGCAAGGCTGGGCCTTCAGGTCCAGCGACGGCGACACATTTTTCGCCAAACGGTCTACGCCTTTGTTCGCGGCGGAAACTAGCCGCGCAATGGAACTCACGGCGATGGACACGCAACTGCCCTCCTCGCACACGTATTTCACCGAACTAGCCAAAAAGCTAGGGACGCCTCACGCGGAGATGGTCGGTCATCTGTGCGAGTTGACGCACGAGCTGATGCAAAAGGCGCGCTCAGAGCGAGGTATGAGCGCCCCAAAGATCACGCTGAAAATTTCCAAAGAGGAATTTGCCATGAAAATTGCGGAGGACATGGCCGTAAAAGTGCGCCAGATCCGAGGCTTTTCCGCAAAAGTCCACGACAGAATCGTGGCCGGTTTTGTGGACGGCATGGCGGGCCGGACAATCCCGTATCCGTCGATGGGTGATGCGGTTCCGGGGGTTCGGCCCGCGTTCGACCGCGACTATGAGCGCGGCTACGACGTGGGCGAAGGGTTTGCCCGGGCGCTGACGGTTTTCAACGCAGAGGAGGGCGAGGAATGAGCGCCTTTTCCGAGCGCGACGAGGCCCTTTCGAGGGTAATGCCTAAGGCCGAGGAGGCGTGCCCAGGCTTTGCCGGTTTGGCCCGAGCGTTTGTCATTTCGTTCCTCCGCCTCAAGGGCATTGCGACCGGTGAAGAGATCACCGACGCCGCGATTGAGGCGGGCATCACGCCGCACGACGCCCGCGCTTTCGGCGGGGTGTTCCTGAGCCTCTCAAAGCGCGGGGTCATTGAGCGGCGAGGCTTTGCCCTCCGGCGCAAAGGCCACAACACGCCCGGGGCGTCAATTTGGGTCCTGAAATGAACGCGCCTTTCTTCAAGTTCTTTCCCAAGGACTTCATCGCATCGACCGTGGTTATGAGCGCCGAGGAGGTGGGCGCATACATCCGCCTCCTTTGTTACCAGTGGGAAAACGGTTCGGTCCCGGACGACGCGGAGAAACTCGCCCGAATCGGGGGGTGCAGTGGCAGCGCGGTTGAATCGCTTTTGAATAAGTTTTGTATCCGTTCCGTATCGGGTTTGAAGAACGCCCGAATGGAGGAAGTGAGGGCCTCCATGATCGAGAACGGGGAGAAGAAGAGGGCCAACATTGCCAAGCGTTGGGCCGGGGTGAGCAAAAAAAGCCAAAACGACCAAGAAAAATACAAATCCGATACAAGCACGATACAAGAGGAATACAAACCCGATACAAATGAAGCCGTTTTGAAGATTCAAAACGCATACCTTTCAGAAGACAGAAGACAGATAATAGAAGAGAGAGAGACCCCCGCGTGCGAGGCCGTTGCAGGTCCGCACCCGACCGAGGAGCAAGTGCTCCGGCATGCCGCCGCCTACATGCCGCCAATTCCTGAGACGTTTGCAAAATCGTGGTGGGCCGAGGCCGAAGGCGCGGGATGGATCGACCGACACAAACGCCCCATTCACACGGCCCGCTGGAAACGTGCGTTTGAGTCCGCGTGGCTCAACTCTCAGCACGTATCGCAGGAAATCGCCGCGAGGCAGCGCAACGCGCCAGCCCGCCAGACGCAGCGCGAAAAGGAAGCCGCGCTGCACAACAAAAAGAGCCGGTTCGGCTGGTAGTCCGCTCTCTCCACCTTGCTCGACAGCCAGAACGAGCGCCAGACCCCGCCACGCGCAGCCGCGAGGCATCCCAACAACCAATCACCACCCCAAAAAAGAAAGAAACGCGAAAGAATGGAAAAAGAAACCTACAATTGCCACGACTGCCGAACCCCGTTTGTGCGGAGCGTGGTTCGGCTCGAAGGCCTTGTTTTCGGGAGCACTCGCTGTGACGGGTGCATTCAGAGATTCAACGAAAAGACCGTGGCCAAGAAAATCGCTGAGGCGGCAGCCGAAAAAGACGCCGCGTGGAATAAGGTTTGCCCCGCCGCCTACCGCGACACCGACGACAAACACCCCGGGCTCAACCCGCTGGCGCTTGAGGCGGTCCGACGCTACGAGCCGAGAGCCGCACGCGGCCTGGGACTCATTGGAAGCACGGGCGAGGGGAAAACCCGTTGCGCGTTCCTGGCGCTTCGCCGGGCGCACCTCGCCGGTCTCCGCGTCAACTACGTAACGCACAGCCGTTTTTACGACATCGTGATGGCGACATTTTACGGCACCAATGAAGAGCGGGGGCACGCACGGGCCGCGCTGGACTCATTCCGACGCGCCGACGCGCTCCTTTTGGACGACATCGGGAAAGCTCCTAGCACAGAGCAGGCAGACGCCAAGCTGGAGGAGCTTATCGAGGCCCGCACGAGCAACAACAAGCCGCTCCTCTGGACCGCCAACGGTTCCGGCGAATGGTTGATTTACCGCCTTGGGGCCGACCGGGGAGAGCCCGCGATCCGACGCCTGACGGAGTTTTGCGAAATCGTGAACCTCGAAGGGGGGGCGCGATGACCCTGCCCCGCATCGTGCTCGGGATCGACCCCGGGACCACCGAAAGCGCGTGGGTTCTCTGGGACGGGAGCCGCGTGCAGGCCGGGAAAATCCATGCCAACGAGGCTTTGCGGCATGACCTCAACCGGGGCTTGATTCCCCACACCCACGCAGCCGTTGAGATGGTCGCTTGCTATGGAATGCCCGTGGGGCGCGAAGTTTTCGAGACGTGCGTGTGGATTGGGAGATTTTCCGAATACATCGACGCCGAATTCGTCTTCCGGCGCGACGTGAAACTCCACCTTTGCAACAGCGCCAAAGCCAAAGACGCGAACATTCGGCAGGCCCTCCTTGACCGGCTCGGGCACGTAGGGACCAAGGGCAACCCCGGCCCCCTCTACGGGGTGAAAAGTCACCTTTGGGCCGCTCTCGCCGTCGCGGTCTATTGGTTCGATCAACTCGAAGCCCGCGCAGCGTGAACCGCCTCCAGCAGCACATTCACGCGTGGCAGCGGAACGAACAGGAAGTTTTAAACCAGCTCCAAGCGCGCCGCCTCATTTCCGACCTAGTTCTATCCGCCGCAGACGTTCCCGACTGCGACTCAATCCCGGCCATGCGTTATCTCCTGGCCACCGTTACTCAGCCACCAACCAACCAACACAAACCAACATGCCAAGTTTTAACAAAGTGATTTTGATGGGGAACCTCACGCGAGATCCCGAACTGAAAACCCTGCCGAGGGGAACCGCCGTTTGCGAATTGTCGCTCGCTGTCAATAAAGTGTGGAAAGACGACCAGGGCCAGAAGCACGAGCGCGCCTCCTTCTTCGGGTGCGTCGCCTTCGGCTCCACCGCCGAAAACCTCGCCAAGTATTTCGCGAAGGGAAAGCCGATCCTTATCGAGGGCGAACTTGCGCAGGAGACCTGGGATGACAAGGAGACCGGGAAAAAGCGCGAGAAAACGAAAGTGCGGATCGACCGTTTCGAGTTTGTCGGGGGGAACAACGACAACCGCCAAGGCGGGCAATCGTCCGCGCCGCGCCCGGACAACGAAGAGCGCAAGAGGCCAGCCTATAAGGCTCCACTCGACGAGTTAGACGACCAATCCGACATCCCGTTCTGAGCGATGAAACGCCACCCCATCATTAGCCGGATCGAGCAAGACTTGCGGCGCAAGCTCCGAGCCGAACTCAACGCCAGAACGGCGGAGATCCTCACGCGCATCAGCGACGGGCTCGACGTTGCACGCGACACCCGCGAGCCGTTCAGCCTCGAGCTTTCCTTCATCCTTGAAATCCACCCCGAAGCAACCCAGCCCAACCCATGACATCCGAAGCAATCGAAGAGATCTGGCTCGCCCGCGAGCGCCTAAAGGCGAAAACAGCGAGCCGAATTGACCTTGTGAACGCGGCAATGTGCCACGCCGTGACGTGCAACCCGAACCTCAATAAAACGGCGACTGTTTGTTATTATTGGCCGTTCAAGCGACGTTTCAAGCCATCGAAAACCGAGCTGGAATCCCTCGCTGACGCCGCCGCTTACTTGTGCGCCGCAATCGAGCGGATTCTTGAGGAAGGAGGCGCGAAGTGAGTGAGGAAAACGCCGACGACTTCGACCTCATCAGCGTGGAAATCATCCGCGAGGAGTCCGCCGTCATCACCCTGAAAGTTCCAAAAGGACATTCAGGGCCACCGCCGGACATTTTCCAAGATACGACGCTCGGGGATCAGATTTTCGACTCTCTGGAGCCGTTGCACTGGATTTGCGAAGACCTTCGCGTCGGCGCTTTCTGGAACACGCCCCGTCCGAGCGCGCACGTTTTCGACGCACGCCCTTTGATTCAGGAGGAGGGCGGCATCATCCCGAAAACCGTTTCGGGATCATCCGAGGGGGAGGAATAAGCGGCGAATTGACTCAGAGAACGCATAGCCGAAAGATTCTCAGGATGGAAAAGAACGTCAGCAAAAGTTTTCGCGGGCAAATCCACGGGAGCGCGGCAAGAAGACACCCAGATTATATTTACAGGGTTGCGGAAAAACCCAGTTGGAGCAAGTCACCTTGGTTGGAGGACCGCATTATTTATCCAGAGCGACGCCTCCCAAAGCCGGAGTTGCCGTATTTAAAGACAGTAGAGCTTGCGGACTATTTAATCGAAGTGGGCAAAATGGATGTAACCGGGACGCAGACCATCGAAGTTTTCCTGACTCCGAACCCGTTAGCCTCGGCAACCGCGCCGCAGCTTGTTTTCCGGGTCCATTGCTCCGATTGCGAACGGATGGAAGAACGCGCGTTTTTAGATTGGGTCTTGGGGCAAAGCTTTAGGTGAAGGCACCAATGAAGCGGCGGCTCTTTCTTTAGGGTATCAAACCCTGTCAAGACGGAACTGGACACGAAGCGAAATCGGACACTAGGACCGAGCAACGGAAATGCCCATTCCACTCCCGCCCACCGCTCAAGTTGTCGCTGAAATCATCGGACGAGAGGCGACCCTCCGCCTAGCTGGCAAGTGTCAATACCGCCACCTCTACGTGCCAAGCAGCCCGTTCCCCGCTGACCATTGGGTGATGCGAGAGGTAGGGGAGCGACACGCCCGGGCGCTTCAAGCCGCCTTCCGGGGGTCGCTCCTCCCTCTCGCCTCCTGCTACCACGTACACCAAGCCGAGCGCGACGAGGCTATCCGGGCCGCCCACGCATCCGGCTCGGGCATCACCGAAATTGCCGAGACCTTCCGCATGAGCCGTCAAAACGTTGTGCGGATCCTCGACTTCCAGCGAGCCGAGCGCAACCGACGCCGCACCCGCCAGAGGATGCAGGCGCTCCGCGATGCCAACCCCGAGCACGACCGGGACGAGCGAGCCCGGCGAAAGCTACGGCCTCGCCTTCATCCCGACGCCGACAACCAGGGGGAAGAGGGGGAAAGGGGGACAGCGTGAAGGGCTTAAAAGAAAACGCGGCCCGGACGGCCAAAATTATCTCCGCCCAAAAAGACAGGCTCAATAGATCCCGGGCGGCATCAACCAAGATTCGAGACCTTCCGTTATTCAGCAAATCTGAAAACCCCGTATTGAGAGCGGTCATTCACGGGAGGATGACGGCACAGCAAATGGAGCGTTATCATTCTGACCCGAATTTCAAAGCGGCAAAGCGCGCTGCACAGGAAAGATACCGAGCCAAACCTGCCTCGAAGATAAAAGCCAAGGATTGCACAAAAAAATGGCAGAGAGACAACCGCGCAAAAGTCCGGGCGTGGAAGCGCGAGCAATTGCAGCTAAAGCCTTGGTTGAGGATTAGGAAAACTTTACGCAAGAGAATCTCCGATATGCTGAACGGACACCAGGGGGGCTCTAAAACAATCGGATGCTCAGCCGAAAACTTGAAGGCGCACCTTGAGCAGCAGTTTAAGGCGGGAATGTCTTGGGAGAATTACGGGACAGAGTGGCACGTCGACCACATAATCCCACTGGCCGCCGCTGAGCACATCGAACAACTCGAAAGGCTGAATCATTTCAGTAATCTCCAGCCGCTATGGGCTGCCGAGAATTTAGCGAAAGGCGCAAAGCTGGATTGGACGCCCCCTAAAGGTACTTCCGAGGGGGGCGGGGGTGAGGGGGCGCAAAAACTCGCTGGGGACCTCTAGAGCCAGACCAGAAAACCGCATTTTGTTTTCGATGAAGCCGCAGATTGAACACGTTCCCACGGCGCGCCTGATACCCTACGCACGCAACAGCCGCACGCATTCCGACGCCCAGGTTGCGCAGATTGCCGCCTCTATCCGGGAGTTCGGATTCACCAACCCCGTTCTGATCGGGGAGGAGGACGACATAATCGCCGGGCACGGGCGGATCCTGGCAGCGCGCAAGCTGAACCTCGAAGAAGTGCCGTGCATCCGCCTCGGGCACCTGAGCGAGACGCAAAAGCGGGCTTACGTCATAGCCGACAACAAGCTCGCCCTGAATGCAGGGTGGGACGACGAGCTTTTGCGGGTGGAGCTCGCAGGGCTTGAAGAGGACGGCTTCGACCTCGGTCTTGTCGGGTTCACCGCTGAGGAACTGGAGGAGCTTTTGCGCTGTGAGACTCCGACCGCGACCAATTCAGCCGACGCCGACGCAGTGCCGGAAGAGCCGCAAAAGCCGCTCTCTACCACGGGCGACATTTGGCAGCTCGGGCCGCATCGCGTCATGTGCGGAGACAGCACGGACGCCGCAGCCGTTGCGAAACTGATGGACGGGAAAACCGCCCTCCTCATCCACGCCGACCCGCCCTATGGAATGGGCAAGGAAGCCGAAGGGGTGGAGAACGACAACCTAAAGGGGGACGCCCTCGACCGCTTCCAGATGGCGTGGTGGCGCGTTGCGCGTTCAGTCACAGAGCCGAAAGGCTCCGCTTATATCTGGGGGAACGCTCCCGAGCTTTGGCGTTTGTGGTATTCGGGAGGCTTGGCAGGAAGCGAGCGCCTAGAGCTTCAAAACGAGATTGTATGGAACAAGGGGACAACCCCGGGGATGGGATGGGCCGACGCCGTGGCATACCAAACCGCCACCGAGCGTTGCCTGTTTTTGCAGTTCGGGAATCAGTTCATGGGCAACTTGAACGCCGACCAATTCCCGGAAGATCTTGAGCCGTTGCGCGCCTACTTGGAAACGCAGGCCAAAAAAGCCCGGATCACCGCAAAAGACGTTCAGCGCCTTTGCGGGTGCGGAATGTTCACGCATTGGTTCACCCGCTCGCAGTTCAGCCTCATTCCTGAAAACCACTACCGAACGCTTGCGAGCGCCTACCCTGGCAGCTTTTGCAGACCGTGGGCGGAGCTGAAAGCCGAATGGGACGAGGCAAAAGCCAGCGTTTCGGCAATGCGCGATCAACTCCGCAGCTTTTTCGACAACACCCACGACGCCATGACAGACGCTTGGGAGTTTCCCCGCGTTGTAGGGGACGAGCGCCACGGGCACGCCACGCCCAAACCCGTCGCCATGATGGAGCGCATCATGCGGTCCAGCCTCCCGGAAGCCGGGCTTGTCTTTGAGCCGTTCGGCGGGACCGGCTCCACCCTGATGGGCGCGCAAAAGACGGGCCGCGTCTGCTTCTCAATGGAGCTTTCCCCGGCCTACGTGGACGTCATCGTTTCCCGGTGGCAGACCTTCACCGGCAAGCAGGCCGTCCACGCGGACACCGGCAAAACCTTCGAGGAGATGCGAGCGGCGCCTCTAACATGAAAAACAAACCCAAAACGCCCGACGATCAGGGCCTAGATTTTGAGGGAGTATTTGACGCCGTTTTCCCCGCCGATGAAGTCGAAACCCTCGCCGGAATCTCCACAAGAAAACTCGTCATTGACCACAAACGCGAATTTCACAACCGACTGAGGAAAGAAGCCGCCGACGCCGTTCTCTCCGCGTTGCCAAAACCCGGCCAAGCCTTCCACATTGTTTCCAATGGCACCTTTGACTATTGGCAACTTGTCGTGGCCGCTTGCCGCCTACTTGCGCGCCCCGTCGCCACGTTTCGTGGCTCCACATGGACAACCAACCGGCAAAACGTCCGCGAGCTTTTGGGGATGATCGACAACGGCACCCTTCAAAGCGTCGGGATGCTGACCGGCCTCTATTTCAAGCGAAGAGAAACCGCCGTCTATGCAGCTCTTTTGGAAGGCCTGACATCCAGGGGGCAAAAACTCCGTTGCTTAGAAAACCACGCAAAAGTGGCTGTCTTGATTGCTCCGCCCGACTTCATCGTACTTGAAGGCAGCGCCAATTTTACCGCCAACCCTCGAATAGAGCAAAACGTGGTCGCCAACTGCCAAAAGCTCGCCGCGTTTCATTGCGAATGGATTGACACGATCCTCAATGCAGAAGAATGAGTCACCGACCACGAAAAAAGAACTCCAAGAGCACGTCCTCCGGATGGTCACTCTTGGACGCTCGTTTTCTGAGCTAAGCAAAGACCTAAAAACCCAGGGACACACAGAAGACGCGATTGCTTCCGCAATGGACGCCGCGCTTTTCTACTATCGAGCCCTCGCGGAGTTCAACCCGGACGAAGAACTCGGGAAAGCATACACGCGGCTCAACCTGCTCTTCATGGCGTGCATGAAAATTCAGGACTACAAAGGGGCCTTGAGCGTGCAGAAGGAACTCAACCGCCTTCTTTCCATCGGTCAAAAACCCAAACAGCCGACGCCATGCACAGGCCGCGTCATTGACGCCTCAATCGCTCAGATTCTCGACCGCCAATGATTGCTGAAGAAGTCAAAAAGCTTGTCAAGAAACACGCTCTCGGCGGGATTCTCACAGAAGACGAGCGCGAAACGCTCAGGGCATACAAAGAGCGCCCTGCAGAACCCACGGGGGAACTCCGCGTTTGCGACGTTGGAACCCTGGCCGACTTTTGCAACATCACACCGACACGAGTTCAGCAACTCGCGTCCGATGGCGTGATGGTCAAAACGCAGCGCGGGAGCTATAACTTAGACGCCTCCGCCCGCGCCTACATCCGCTATTTACAGGGGCAACCCACGCCCGCCGATGGAGAAGAGGGCGACTTCGGGAAACACAGGTCGCGCCTTTACGCAGCACGGGCCGACAAAGCCGAGGAGGAGGCCAAGCTCATCAAGGGCAAATCGCACGACGCCGAAACCGTGGCGGAGGTAATGAATCAGATGATGGGAACGTTCCGCGCCCGTTGTCTTGCGCTCCCGACGCAGACCGCGCCGCTTGTCGCCAACTCTGACGACCCAAACACTTGCAAGGCGATCCTCACGGACGCAATGCACGAGGCGCTTTCCGAGCTGGCAAACTATCCCGCCGCCGAGATCCACGCCCGGCAGCTTCGGCGGAAGTTGACAGCGACAACACCGGACGAATTAGACGACGCGCCATGACCGAGCAAACGCTGGCCGTCTGGGAGCTGGCGGCTTGCGTGGCGAAGACGCTGGCACCGCCTCCCAAGTGGACCGTCTCGCAGTGGGCGGACCACCGACGCCGACTTTCCGGCGAGGCATCCGCAGAGCAAGGGCAATGGCGGACGAGCCGGGCGGAGTACCAGCGCGGAATCATGGACGCCATTTGCGATCCCGCTCTTGAAATGACCGTGGTCATGTCCTCCGCCCAGGTGGGCAAATCCGAGATGCTCCTGAACGCGATCGGCTATTTCGTCGATTTCGACGCCTCGCCCATTCTCGTTCTCCAGCCTAACCTTGAGATGGCGGAAACGTTCAGCAAAGACCGCATCGCCCCGATGCTCCGCGACTCTCCAACACTACGAGGCCGCGTCAGAGACCCTCGCGCACGAGATGCGGGCAACACCACGCTCCACAAGCGATTCCCGGGCGGACACGTAACGCTCGCAGGAGCCAACGCCCCGGCCTCCCTGGCATCGCGCCCCATTCGCGTTCTCCTGATGGACGAAGTGGACCGCTACCCGGCCAGCGCCGGGACCGAGGGCGACCCGATGCGCCTTGCCATGAAGCGGACCAATAACTTTTGGAACCGGCGCGTCATGGCCGTTTCAACTCCGACCGTGAAAGGCTTCTCCAGGATCGAAAACGAATGGAGCCGATCCGACCGCCGCTTTTTCTTCATCCCGTGCCCGCATTGCGACGCCGAGCACGTTTTGAAGTGGGGGAATGTCGTTTGGCCGGAGGGCAAGCCGGACGACGCCGCGATGAAGTGCCCGGAATGCAATCTGACATTCAGCAACGCACAGAAAAACGCAGCCGTTTCCCGTGGCGTCTGGAAGGCGACCGCCCCTTTTTCCGGGGTCGCGGGCTTCCACGTTTGGGAAGCTTACTCTCCGTGGCGCACCCTGGCGGAAATCGTCCGCGACTTCCTCGCCAGCAAAGACGACCCCTCAACGCTCCAAGTTTGGGTCAACACATGCCTCGGGGAAACTTGGGAGGAAGCCGGGGACGCCGTGCAGGAGCACGACTTGATTTCTCGTTGCGAGGTTTTCCCCGCCGATGCCGACATTCCGCAACGCGGCCTTGTGCTCACCGCTGGCGTTGACACTCAGCCGGACCGTTTGGAGGTGGAGGTCGTAGCGTGGGCCGGGGGAGAAGAAAGCTGGTCGATTGATTATCACGTCATTTTCGGGGACCCCGACATTCCCGAGGGCGCAGCGGGCAGCCCGTGGAACGACCTCACCGACTACCTGAGGAAGCCGTGGCGACACGAAAGCGGCGGGCAACTCGTTATTGAGGCCGCGTGCATCGACTCCGGCGGACACAACACGCAAGCCGTCTATCAATACGCCAAGCGGCACCGCGGAGCCCGCGTGTTCGCCGTGAAAGGCAAGGGCGGGCCGGGCGTTCCCATCGTGGGCAACCCCTCCCGACGCCGCGCAGGCGCAAAGACAAAGCGCCCCGTGGACGTTTACATCGTGGGAGTTGACCAGGCCAAAAGCGTCATCATGAAGCGGCTCAAGCTGACCGCCCCCGGCCCCGGCTACTGTCACTTTCCGATGGGACGCGCCACGGACTATTTCAAACAGCTCACCGCCGAGAAGATGCTGACCAAGTTCGTGAAGGGCTTCCCGAGGCGCGAGTGGATCAAGGCCTCCGGGCAGCGAAACGAAGCGCTCGACTGCCGCGTCTACGCATTCGCCGCCTTGGTTCTTCGCGCCCCGCAGTTCGACAAAATCGCCTTCCGCGTGCAGCAGCGCGCACAAGCGGCACGCGCAAACCCGGAACCGCCAGCGCCCCCGCAGCAGCCCCAGGACGACGCGAGCAAACGCGCACAAGACGACCCGCCGCCCACGTTGTCAAATGACAGGAAACCGCCGCCCCGCAAACGGGCGCGAATTCCTTTCATCTCTCAATGGTAACGATCAGCGCGGGCGAAACTCTCCAACTTACACAAGCCGCAGCGCCCGGGGCCGTTGTGACGTTCCTATTTGCCGGGCCTTCCTCGCAGACGGTCGCGGCGACCGAGGGCGCATCCGGGGAGTTCTCAATCGCAGCCAACACCACCGCTTGGGACGCCGGGGAATACCGCTTTGAAGTCCGCGAAGTGCTCGCGGGCCTTACCTCCATCGTGGCGCGCCAGCGCCTTCGCGTGCTCCCGTCCGCGTCCAGCATCGCCCCGGGGGCGGACGTTCGAAGCGATGCAGCGAAAGCCGTGGCGAACATCACCGCCATGCTTTCCGGCAGCGCCACGCTTGAGGCGCGCCGCTACAGAATCAACAACCGCGAGCTTGAGCGTTACACCATCAAAGAGCTTCAGGACCTCCTCGCCTTCTGGCGTCGAGAACTCGCCCGAGAGGACCGCGTGGGGGCTGGAATCAACGGCCTCGGGCCTCGCATCGCCGTGAGCGTGTAACCTATGGGCCTCTTCGACTTCCTCCGCAGCGCGCCCAAAAAAGCGCAACGTCCCGCGCCCTCCGTCCAGATTCGCAGCATTGCCCAGGCAGCGCAAACGGGGCGCTTGGAAAGTTCTTGGGGCGTCACCCCGACCACCGCCGACGCTCAGATTTACCAGGAGTGGACGGCCTACGTTGCGCGCTCGCGCAAGGCAGCCGAGGACTACGACCACTTTCGCAAATTCGCGCAGCTTGTCAGAGACAACGTGGCCGGGCCCTCCGGTTTCTCCCTCGCCGCGCAAATCCGCGACCCGGGCGGCACGATGGATATTCTGGCAAGCGGAGCGATTGAAGCGGCGTTCGAGCAGTTCAGCCAGAAAGGCAACTTCGACGCCAGCGGCACCCTCTCGCGCTCCGACGCCGAGCGCCTTGCTATTTCAACGTGGGCGACAGACGGCGAAGTTCTCGCCGTCGCAAAATACGGCCCGCAATACGCCCACGGCATCGCTTTTCAGTTCATTGACCCGGTTCGCCTCGATCCCACGCACTACGAGAAGACCACGAGCGGAACCATGATCCGCCACGGGATCGAAATGGACGAGGACAACCGCCCGCTTGCCTACTATTTCCGCGACTACGACGAGCGCCAAGTCGGCTACGTGTCGCACTCCGGCATCAAATACGTCCGCGTCCCCGCAAAGGATGTCATTCATTGGTTTCTTCCCGAGAAGGTCGGGCAGAAGCGCGGCCTCCCACCGGGGCGAACGGCTCTTTGGCGCATGCGCATGCTCTCGGGCTTCGAGGACGCAGCCGTCACCAACGCCCGAATTGGAGCCGCGAAAATGGGGTTCTTTAAAAACCCGGACGCCTCCGAGGAGGAAGACCCGCTCAACATGGACGCCGAGCCGGGCGTTTTCGAGGACATCGGCAACCGCGATTTCGTGGACTGGACCCCGCAATTCCCGGAGCAGACCATCGAGCCCTTTATCAAGTCGATGGTCCGCAGCTTGGGGGCCGGTCTCAACGTGTCCTACCACAACCTTGCGAACGACCTAACGAGCGTCAATTTCTCCAGCATCCGACAGGGCGCGCTGGACGAGCGCGAAGTGTGGAAGGGCTTGCAAACGTCCTTTTGCAAGGGCGTTGTGGTCCCGATGTTCGAGCGCTGGCTTGAAATGGCGCTCCTTCGCCAGATCATCACGATCAACGGGAAGCCGCTCCGCTTCGAGCGCCTCGAAAAATACAAGGCCGTATCGTTCACCGGGAGGCGCTGGCCGTGGATCGACCCGGCAAGCGAGCAAAGCGCCAACGAGCGCGCCGTGTCGCAGGGGTTCAAGAGCCGTTCCGAGGTCATCCGCGAAACCTCCAACCGTGACCCAGAAGACGTGTGGGACGAGATCGAGCGCGAAAACCGCGAGCTCCAAAAGCGCCGAATCATTCCGCTGGTGCCCGCAGGCTCCGCCCCTCCCGCGCCCGCGCCCGCTCCCGAGCCGTGACGAGCAAACGCGCACAAGACCGACCGAGCGCGGGCGCATAAATTCGCCGCAATGTCCGTCCTCAACAAATTCCTCGCGGAGCCCATGCGGCGCGTCTTGAGCGTTGCAAGCGTGGACTCCGCAGCGCGAACCGTTGAACTTGCGTTCTCCTCCGACGTTGAGTTGGAACGCTGGCCCGGAGTCGCGGAAAAACTTTCACACGCCCCGGGAGCTTGCGACCTCTCGCGCCTCAACGACCGGGCGAACCTCCTTTTCAACCACGACCCGGACGCAGTGCTGGGCGTGGTGGAATCTGCCAGAATCGACGCCGATGGATTTGGCCGAGCCGTGGTCCGGTTTGGAAAATCCGAAGACGCCGAGGAGGCATGGCAAGACGTACAAGACGGCATCCTGACGAAAGTCTCCGTCGGCTATCGCATAACCGAGGTGAAGCTTTTGCAGGAAAGCGAAAGCGGCCCGGACGTGTACGAAGTCCGCAACTGGCAACCCTACGAAATCAGCCTGGTCACCATCCCCGCCGATCCGAGCGTGGGAGTGGGCCGCAACCTCCAAACCCAAAACTTTATGAGCGAACAACACGCCCAAAACACGCCCGCGCAGCCCGCGCCCGCCGTGGCTCCGGTCGAGCCCAAAATCTCCATTGAAGCCGAGCGCAGCGCCGGACGCCAAGCCGAACAGGACCGCGTGAAGTCGATCCTGGCCGCTGGCAAGCAATACGGCATGAACGACGCCGCATTGCGCGCCATCGAAGAAGGCCGATCGATCGACCAAGCCCGCGAGCTTTTCCTTGAGGAAATGAACAAGCGGAACAGCCGCGTGGCAGACGGTGCGAAACCCATCGGCCTGAGCGAAAAGGAAGCCCGGAGCTTCTCTTTCGTGCGCCTCCTTCGCGCACTCACCGACCCGACCGACCGCAGCGCGCAAAACGCCGCCGCCTTCGAGCTGGAAGCGTGCAGCGCCGCAGCCGAGCGCGTGAATCACCGCGAGATCAAGGGACTGATGATTCCGAGCGACGTTCTAATCCAGCCCCTCACCGGCGAGCGCGGAACGAACACCATCTCCATCGCCTCCGGCGCAGGCTACACCGGCACGGCTGGGAACACCGTGCAGACCACGCTTCTTGCGTCGAGCTTCATCGACTTCTTGCGGAATCGCACCGTGCTGATGCAGCTCGGGACCGAGCTGGGCGGACTTGTCGGAAATTTCGACATGCCTCGGCAGACGACCGGCTCCGCAGGCTATTGGATCGGGGAAGACGGGGACGCCACGAAAAACGACGTGGACTTCGGCCTTGTTTCGCTTCGGCCCAAAACCGTCGCAAACTATTCCGAGATCACGCGTAAGACCCTCACGCAGTCCAGCCTCTCCGTTGAGGCGCTCGTGCGTGCGGACCTTGCGCGAGGCATTTCGCAGGCAATCGACCTCGCCGGCTTCTATGGCGACGGCCTGAGCAACGCCCCTGTCGGCATCAAAAACACCGCAGGCGTAAACACCGTGACCTTTACCACCGCAGCCAAGCCGACTTTTGCCGAGCTGGTGCAGATGGAAACCGAGATTGCCTTGGACAACGCCGACGTCTCCGCGATGGCCTACGTGGGCAACGCTGGCTTCCGTGGCTACGCGAAAACCACGCGCCGCTTGAGCACGAGCACGGATTCCCTGGCACTCTGGGAGCCCGGGAACACCGTCAACGGCTACCGCACCGAGATCACCAACCAGATCACAGCCGGGCACGTTTTCTTCGGAAACTTTGCCGACTTCATCCTCGGCCTGTGGGGTGGTCTGGAATTGACCGTCGATCCCTACAGCGGGTCCACCAAAGGCCGCGTGCGCATCGTGGCGATGCAGGACGTGGACTTCGCCGTCCGCCGCGCCGCTTCCTTCTGCTTCGGCAGCGCAGCCTAAGCGAGTTCATCACCGCCGCCTTGGCTCACCCCCAGGGCGGCGACATGAGCCCGCAACGCATCCCACACCATGCCAAACGATTACCAGATCCCTTTAATTACCGAGCGGCCAGACGGCACGCCCGGAACGCTCAAAACCCTCGCCGACGGTGGGCTCCAGTTTGCAGGCTACGAGCCCAACGGCGGCAAAATGCTGGTAGGCACAGCCCGCGACAGGTTTTTCGAGAACTTCGCAACGTTCGACACAAGCCCGACCGGCGATTGGGAAATTGTTCAGACCGGGCCGGGAATGACCATCACAGGCCCGTTGGGCGGAGCCGTGGCGGGCTCCGGCCCTTACCTCAACGTGGCCTCCGGCGTCACAGCAGCGAGCAAGACCATTATCCTCTCGCGCTCCACCTTTTCGATGCCGCTCGATTTGCGGTATCAAATCAGCGCGTCGCAGCGGATCGCAAACAATCACCTTCTTGTCGGATTTGTGCAGGTGAACGACTCGGGCGCGATTGTCACCGACACAAGCCGCTCGACCGCGCCGGAAGTCCTCAACGCACGCAACGCGGTTTTCCACCAGCACGACAGCACCACGGCAACCACCGCGCAGCTTCGCGTTCGGGCAGGCGGAAGCGCCCTCGACACGCTGGCAAACGCATTCGGCACAGGGTTCACCACGGTCGCCACCGGCACAGGCCCCAACTTCATACCCGCGACAACTTACGGGCTCATGCTTGAGCGCGACCGCATTTCAGCGCGTTCGTGGGGGCAGAACGTTCTCACCAACACGGGCGGCCAATTCGCCTATGACCGCCTTCTTGTGAACCCGAACCGG